CCTTTGTTACTTTCGCGCTGCTTTGCTTTCTTGCCCTTAAGCTTAGGAGCTCCTTTTATACTCAATTTTACCAGTTCAATAATTAAACCAGCTACAAGCGAGCATAAAAGGTTTTGAAGTAAATCCATAACATTCAATTTTCTTGCATCATTATCGTTTTTACGCTGCCTTGTGGTTTCGCAACCAGTACAGGAATAATGGCATATCACTGCATCGGCATCGTTTCTGTTTCTTATTGCGTATTATTTTCACCTCGGTTGTTCTTAAGCATGTCTTTGCGTATAAGCTCTTTTAGATATGCATTTTGCTTTGGTTGCGCGCAAACCCACTCATATAAATCCATATCATCAGGAAAGAATACAATTTGCTTAGCTTTAGTATTACGGCGTTTATAGTTCGCATTAGCGCGCTTTTGTGCTTCACTTACCATGACTGCGCCTCCTTATAGCGCTTATACCTTTAATTACAAGCTCAACAATTGCAAAAATAACAACCCACTTAAGAAACAAAAGTAAAATATCCATAATATCAGCGGCCTCTCTGTAGTTTTCTCTGAAAATACACGTTATTACGATTGTATAAGTGCCGTACGATTTTAATAGCTTAGCTGATTATTATACTCTCCTATAACAAAAAACCGCTCCAAAGAGCGGCTAATGTAACGAGTGCCCGGCGTTGCACTGGGGTCTCCTCCATCAAGGTGTAATCCTGACTATACGACGACTCGCTACGGTATATAATTTTGCCATTGTTCAAGGATTACGTCAACCTCTAGAAACGGCTACCTTAGCGTACTCTACCTTTGCGAAGTCTTTTGCCAAGCTCTGTAATTACAGCAATGTAATTATAAGCTTCCCCAGTCTTTTTCTCGATCGCAACAAGATTCGAGGAGGAGTCTTCCATTACTGGCGTATCATAAGCAAAAACATAATAATCACGGTACTCAAAATAATCGTCGACTTTCCCTAAAAGGTCTTTTGCAATAGATAGAGCCTGCTCATCATTAACCATGATTACCTCCTAGTTTGTGTTACAAAATTTCTAATACGATATGAGAGCTCTAAATTTTCTGTTCTAACGAAACCTACCGACTGTGGTCTTGCCATACTTAAGTAATGCTGGATATATTTACGCTTTTCCCGGTTTGTGCGTCTCTAAGCACTGTTCATTGCTGCTCATTTTGGTTGTGCACCTGCATATCTTTTCTGATGAGGTCACGCAAGTAAGCCGTTTTATTGTCTTGCTTACAAAACCATGCATATATATCCGCGTCATCTGGATAAAATGAAAGCGTATGCGTTTTAACATTGCGCTTACGATAGTTTGAATTAGCGCGTCTTTGTGCTTCCGTTGTTGCCATGGTTTACCCCCTTATATTGTTTATAGGCTCGATACATGATGTGTGTTATAAATGCTGTTACACATATAATGATTGCTTCTTGCATATGCATACCCTTCTTATTACTTTTAATCGCTGCGAGTATCTCATAATTATAGACCACAATAGAAAGACAAAGTAATGGCAACGCAGGCTCAATTAAGAGCAAATGATGAATTAATTCATATTAAAATGATTATGTTTCCGCTGGTAGTTTATACAAAAAGGGAAGAAAAAATAATGGTGGAGAATACGGGGTTCGAATTCTTATACACTAATTTATGTTCCCGTGTTTTCCCTGTTAAATATGCATATTCTGTATAGTGTGCGTATCACCTGTCACATTTCTGTCACATGATTTTTAGGAACATGCGTTTGAAGGTGCGGGGAAATATTCCCCTGACCTGCAATTATACACGATTTGTGCACGTTTTCAGAGCTAATAAAAAAATACCCCCACCGTGAAGAGAGAGGATAGATGTTTTTCTATGCGCTTTATTTACTACTATTTGGACTTGGCTAAGTTGCAGCTCTTCTTGGTCTCTGCTCTCACTTTCTGCATTGCTGCGCGCGCCATTAACATGTTGCTCAGTCTTGCATCTGCTTGTTTTTGTGAGCGTGCGCGTATTTTTCTTATGTTTTTGCTGTTGTCCAACACTTGGAATGTCATCATGTCCATCATGTTTTGCATATTCCACGTCGCTCCTTCCACAGAACAATAACCTGTTTTATTAGTATGAATCAAATACAACTCTTATTATTAACGCGTGACAATAAATACAAAAAAATACCCTACCCAAAACGGGTAGGGTAAGTGTTCTATATTTACCACAAGTTATCGTTTAGTGACCGTTGCAAAGCACACACGGTATCGTGCCCGAAGTAACCATTGCAGCCCCACGGGCCCACACTGTAGCCGTTACACTCTAGATACTCTTGCAACGCTTTGATAGTGTCGCGTCCAAAGTATCCGTCTGCCTCTGCGCCTACTCTGCGTTGAGTAGCGCGGACAAGAGTTGAGTAGCCACCGTTATCGTATGTAACACTGCATAGATTCAAGCAATATTTGCGGTTTCCGCTGTACTGTCCGCTCATAACGCCGTCTACCTCGGTGCCTAACGCTTGTTGCCACTTAGAGATGGTGTCGCGCCCGCACCAACCGTCCACATCAATGTCGCCTGAATTGTAAGACGGTGCGCTTTCGGTTTGGTCGCTTGTGCTCGTGTCCTCATCATAAGGCGGACGAACAACACACGCCACATATTTCCATGAGCGAGTGCGCCGTGCGACAATGCCGCCGTTTCCTTGTGAGCCTGCGTTGCCTGAACTCGTGTTGCCTTCAATGGTCGTGAGGTAATCGCCGTTATTTTCTTCAACGATGCCAACGTGGTCCAAACTACCGTTAAAATTCCAATCGTACAGCACAATATCGCCTGCGCGTGCATCGTACTTGTCGCTCAACACGTATCCTGCCGCGCGAGCACGCTCTCTGATTTGGTCGCAATTGTAGCTTGGTAGTACATCCCAATCAACAGAGCCTGAGAAACACCAGCTCATGAACATCGCACAATATGGAATGCCGTTCGCCGCGCACCATGTCTCCCCGCTCATATTCGCGTACCATCTGCCGTACTTGGTGCCTTCTTCGGGGTCGCTCCAGCGCGAGTACCCAATCTCACCACGCGCCCAACCCAACACATTATCGCGGTTACTCATGGCTTTCTTCTTTCTGATAGTCTGCGTCTTTCGGTTCTTCTACCTGATTTGGCAAAAGCTCTTTTAAGTTCTCAGGTACGCTATCCATTTAATCCTCCTTAGGCTTAGAATAGGTAAGTGCCTGTGTTGAGTCACTTAAACCCTTGGTCGTCGGGTCTGCAACAACGCCCACAATCGCAAGCACGGTGAACAGTGCATTTACTACGCCTAACAAGTCTTTGTTTAGATTTGTAAAATCAAGGCTCACATTGAACACTTGTGCTACTGCTTGGATAAGTAGTAAAAAGGCTGGTACAAGTGCCAGCCAAAATGTTTTATTTTGCATACGGATTTTCCAGTTAATCATGATTTGCTCCTTTCACATGAGCATGTAATATCTCCTTGTACAATTGCGTGCCGACACCATTGCCGCCTAGCGCGTGGTACGCCTCATACACTCTTTGTGCCTCTGTCTTTACGGCTTCTGGGCAACCTACGCCTGTCACAACGTGCTGCGCGTGCAAGTCAACAAGCCTTCCACGTAACATCGTGCGCATGCCCTCTTTGAGTGCGTCCATGTCGGTTTTTTGCCGCGTGAGCGCTCCACATATCCACGTGCCAATGCCTGTGAGAACAAGCGGTAATCCCCACTGTACAAGCGCGCTTATAACTTCTTCCTGCATTATGCTATACACCTCCCCTTTATTTCTTCGGTAATTGGTAGTCTGAAAGCGTATAAGTAAGCGTGCCTACCGAGTAGTAGTCACCGCCGCCGTTGCCGTAAAACCATATGTACGGACTTTGCTCTTTGCGTGATGATACGTACATAGTGGTGGTTGCGCCTGTATCTTTTGAACCGTATTTTTGGATAACGTTGCATGCGCAATACAATCCTTCATCAGGAAAATAATTCGCGAACTTCTGTGTAAGTGGTGAATCCTGTACATGTACTTCCCACTTGCCACTGATATTCAATACACAAACAGATACCGTCACCACGTTGCCGTACACCTTATAGATAATACGTGAGCTTGAATCTTGGCTGCTCTGCCAGTACACCTGCCAACCTGTATCGCGTGTAACTTTTAAGTCAAGCGCGGCTAGGCGTGACTTAAGCACCGTAAAGTTACTTGCGGCTTGGCTTGCCTGATTGAGTGCGTCTTGTATGCGCGTATTTACACTGCGCTGTAAGCTCGTGATGTTGTTGTTTACGGTCTCGCTTAAATTCTGTACGCGGCTCGTGAGCGTTGTTTTGGTTCTTTGCAACTCATCGCGAACATTACTCACGTCTAGCTGTGACGCTTTCACTGCGTCTAATCGCTTACACTCATCTCGTGCGGTATCTGCGCGGCTGTCAAGCGTCTGTATGCTTGAATTAACGCTTTGAATGCGCTGCTCGTAAATGTCGCGCGCTATATCGTCTACCTGTGCGTGCGTTTGGTATCTATCTTTGAGCTTTTGCCACAAGTACGGTAGTGCGCTTGCGTTGAGCACACGTGTACCTGATATTGTGCTGTCTTGTGCCACTTCGTCTATATCTTGTGTTGTGATAGGCTCTACGGTTGCGCCTGACGTGCCAAATAGCTCCCATTCGCCGTCTAGCCATATCCACTCAATATATTCATTGTCGGTTACACCGTGACGGCTTTTTACTAGGTAAATGACACCTGCCGTGCCTGTTATAGTTGGTACGCCGTCTTGGTTGGTGTCGCTTGCTTCTATGATTTTGAATTTAACGTTTTGCCCTGCGTCAATCATCTGCTCGAAACGTGTTTTGCGTGACTGTTCCGCGCTTACACGTTCGCCTTCCTGCGCCTGCCGTGTGCTCTCGTTTTGCTCGCGTATATCTTCTGCGCGCTTTCGCGCGACCTCTGCGTTTACGCGCGCTTGTTCTGCACTTACGCGCTCATTCTCTGTGCTTATGAGTGCATTGTCGCGTTGCGTGCGCTCGATTTCCTTAGACGCTCTCTCGCTTTCTGCGCGTGTGCGCGCGTCCTCTGCGCTGATACGGCTTGTTTCTGCTTGCTTGCGTGCGTCCTCTGCTTGTCTGCGCTCTGCCTCTTTTGCGTCGCGGTTTTCTTCTGCGCCACGTCTGCCTGATTCCATCTGCTCTGCGGTTGATTCAAACGCTGCCCACTTTTCGGCTATGTGGTTTACGCTGCTATCAAAGTACGCATCACTTTCTGCGGTCTCGCTTGCCGCGCCCTCGATATGCAAAGAGAATGATTCGGTTGTTTCTACTTCTTTTCCTTTGACAAGCACAAAGTACGCAAGCCGTGCAATACCTGCGCTCGCTATTGCTTTACTTGGCAAGTCGCAAGTCACCGTATACCCTGTAACTGTTGCGTCTATGCGCGCCCACGTACCGTTTTCGCGTACGATGTCTAGACGTGCGGAGTCGCAATCTAAATTTATGAATTGTCCGCGCTGTCTAATCTTCGCCACGATTCTTTGCGAATCGTTATCATTTGCGCGTACCACAATAGGTACGTGTATGCGCTCGATACTTTTATGTAATTCTAGCTCGATTATGTGCTCTACCATAATTCGCTCCTATCGTCGTTGCTACTGCGCCATGGTTGATACTGAATATATGAGCCCGTTGTATACGCCTAAAGTACAAGTACTCCCACCTAAGCTAAAATTAACGTTTCCTGTGTACATTTTTGAGTATGTGCTGTGGTGGTTGCCGTTTATTGGCATGTATATTGATGGTGTTGCAAGTAGTAATGTTTCATTTGTCACAATTTGTAGCCCATGTAATACGCCGTCTGAACTGCCGCTATTTGCAATACCTGCGTTAAAGTTGATAAAACCGTTAGAGTCGTTTTCTTCGTCATTACCCTTAAAACCACGTATAACGCCATCTTGTATATTGATATGAGAACTGCTGTTTGGAATATATGAGCGTATAAGCCCTTCCACTTCTGCATTAGTTGCGTGCATGCCTTTTGTCTTAAGCTCGCCTGTTGTTAGATTCCATGAATTCTCGCCTTGTCTATCCTCGATTACACCTGCGCGGATTAAGTTCGCGTCAAGCGTGCCTGATGTAATGGTGTCTGCGGTAAGTCCTTCACCTGTACCAAACGTGCGCCAGTTCCAACTGCCGTCGGGGTTTCGATTTTTCGCAATTCTAAAGCCTAATGAACTGATATTTATCGCCCATCCGCCTTCTTTAAGCGGCGTGCCGCTTGCGTCCATAGGTACGCTTGACCACGTGCTCCCTGTTGCAAAGTCTATGTGATAGTAGCTTGCGCCATTCGCGTTGAATTTGCGGTTTAAGTTATCAATCAAGCGTTTTAAGTGGTCGTCATTTGCTGGTGAAAAGGTATCTAAATTGTTAACTTTTGTGTCTAATTGCTGCAGTTGCTTTTGTTGGTAGGTGTATATGTCGGTGAGTGTTTGCGCGATGTTCCCTAGCGTTACATTTGCGGTCTTGTCTATGTAGTTACGCACAATCTTTGTGACGCGCCCGCGGCATCTAAGTGTTGGTGAAAAGCACGTGTCCACGATGTCCACGCTGTCACCTACGCCCACGCCTTCCCACTCACGCCCGTAACTCGCTAAGTCCACAACGTCTACGCTATAGCTTACTTGCGGCTTACTGTGCGCGTGTAAGTACTCAAGTGTCGCGCGTTTAAGCTCGGCTGGGTCGCTAATATTTGAGTTTTCGTATACGCCAAAGATATTTCTTCGCGCGGAGTCTTTATCGCTTGAAAGCCCGTATGCCTTGAGCGCGCCCTCGTCTACCACGTAAGACTTGCCGTCATTGACACTAGCAAACGTGAGTTTCTTGCGCTTCGGTGGTTTTTCTGATGACTCATAGTGGACGGGGTCGCCCGCCTTCGTGCGTATTCGCTCTTCTTTTTTCGGCTCTAGCTCTTTTCCGTATCCATAGCACGCGGTTATAACACCTGCGTGCTCGGTACGTTCCACCTTGAGGAGGTCTTTGCCGTATGTAAAGCGTCTGTGTCCGTCCTGATTTCCGCGTCTGTCAATAAGCGCAAGTTTACGCTCGCCCACGCCACGCTCGTTTACTTCGATGGTTGTGATGAGTTCTTTTTTCGCTGTGTTCATGCACGCATTTAATACTTCGCGCGCGCTTTTGTGAGAAAAGTCCGTGTTACTTGGAAACTTCGCGTCCGTATCTGTGATAGAGGCATTAAAGCGTGTATTTCTCATAACCTCTTGGAATACGTCCTTTACACTGCGGTCGCTTGCGTCACAATCTTCCACGATGTCGCCAAAAAGCTCGCAAATGCTGCTAATTGCTACGTCTGAATATATAGGCGTGCCCAACTCACGTGTTACGCGCGGATTTTGGCAAACGTGCTCGTGGTAGTTGCTTTCTTTGTCTTGCCACAAGAGCCTATAGCCTTGAGCAAGGGGGAAAAGCGTTGATACGCTTACGCTGTCCTCGCCGTTGAGTTCGTCGGTATGCACAAAGACAAAAAGGTCGCGCTTGCGGATAGTGCCAACGCTTTCGCCGTGTCGGTCTAAAACTTCTATTTTCACTACAAGAACCTCTCATCCCACTCGATGGTGTATGCGTCAATGCTTGGTGAGTGGTACAAAATATCGTTATCTTTTATATCGAAAAAATCGCTTTCCAAGAAAAGCGGTATGTCGCGCGTGTTTGCCTTGAGCACGTCACCACCGTTTGGATTTGGTGTAACCGTTGATACGCTTACGCGCTCAAGCTCGCAATCAATTGTCACTACTTGGTTACTCTTAAAGTCCTCAACAAAACAAATCTTTTTTTCTGTTGTCTTGTTCGCTATTTCCATAGGACAGTAATTCGGCTCACATGCAATGGTTATTTTCGGCTTTGTCGGGTACGTTCCGCCCACAAGCATAACGTCCTCGGTCGTGCCGTCTTTGTGCGTCTGCACGCGCTCCTCATGGTGCCCGCCGTATGCTATCGGGTCGGGTACGAGAAACTCAAGGGTAATATCAGGTGCTTGTGTAAAAGCGCCCACCTCAGACCCACCAATATACAACGCTTTGTAATAAAGCCCTGTATCGTCAGGTAGCAATAACTTTTTTGGGGTATGCGACATAAGAGCCTGCGCAATAATTCTTCGCGCTTGAGCTATCTCGTGTGGTTTGTAAGCTAAAATCGAAGCATTAACCCTTATAACAAAAGGCTCGTATCCATATCCTTGTACATACGAACCAACCGAGATGTTTGCTTGTTGGAATTTTAATTTTGGGCTTACGTATTTGGTGATGCTATCAACAAATATATACTTTGATAAATCGAACCCGTTATAGATAAGCTGTGATCCATTAGTATACATATCCCCTCCCTTCCATTGATGCACGCGCGCGAGATACAAGTGCACTTGATACCTTTGAAGAGTCTAGGTATACGTTTGCGTCTTTTTGGGTTAATTGCACAAGTAGACGCTCTATTGCTTCTAAGTGTGCAATGTTTTCTTTGTTATCGAGCTTTTCGGCTACACCTTCGGCAATGATATCGGCAAAAGGCTGTGAATACTTTCGGTTGGTAAGCGGGACAATAGCCTCGGCTCCATCTTCGCCCACGATATCAAGCGGCATTGCACGTGTGGCAATAGCGCCGCCTTCTGCGTGCATTCTTACTCCACCGTCTGCATGCGTTCTAATGCCACCGGCTGCATGCATGCCGTGCCCATTATCGCCAATTACATTCTCGAACCAGTTAACGATGTTATTAACAACATGGTCAATTGTTATAGTCGCGTGTTGGTCTTCTGGTGGGTTACTGTTTAGATCGTTATTTCTATCAGTCGCTTCTTGCACGGAGTCAGAGTCCACGTCTTCTGAGGCTGATGCATCTTCGGGCGGTGTGTCATTGTACTCATTGTTCCTATCGGTTGCTTCTTGCACGGAGTCAGAATCTACGGTTGCTGTTGCGTCTTTCGTATCAAGATTAGTACCATCCCACTCAAGAATGTGTCCTGTGCCGTCTACCACTTCGGTCGTGTCTGCGGTTGCTTGCGTCTCTTTGTCGATAAGCTTGGTGCCATTCCAAACGTACAGCTTGCCTTGAGCGTCTACCAACGAGGTCGAGTCAGCGATAACTTCGCCCTTTTTATTTTTAATAGGCGTATTATCAAAGTTCTTAATTGCTGCAACCATCTGCGCAATATTGCCCTTACACGAGTCTGCAAGGTTATTAAATCCATCTCGCCCAATTCGCTCTAGCTCTGATGAATGAACACCTGCGTCCGCTAAAGCTTGTGAAACATCTTTAATTTTTATCTTAAGCCCATCAAGATGCGACTTTGCCCCCATGCCTTCCAAGACTTGCGACAAAAAGCCTGCTTGCGTGTTCATTTCGCCCATAGACTTATTGACTTCTTGTATTGCGGAGTTGTCGCTATCTAAAGCTCCTTTCGCCTCGTCTAGGCTTTTCTTGCAATCTTCAACTGCTTTTTGAGCTTCGCTCCATTTGTTGCGGAGTCCCCAATCTTTACGGGTGTTGTAGTCTTTGTCAAATGCAGCTTGAGCCTCAGCAGCGCGAGCAAGAGCTTCGTTGTATGCTTGTTGCGCACTAGCTGCAGCCTTAACATCTTCTGCGCGCTTGGAATATAACTCACTAATATTTTTGGCGTTTGCCTCTAGGATTGCTTCTTTCTTTTTCGTCTCGATTAAATCTAAGATAGAGCTTTTCAACTCATGGATTTTACCGTTTGCATCTGTATATTTACCGTTCATCACATCTTGAACTGTAATATTTGTGCCAAGAGCCTTATTAAGCTCTCTAACTGCCCACATAACCTTACCTTGTGCCTCTGCATTAAGTTCGGTTTTGCCAGTGTACTCGCTAATAATTTCTGCAGCTTCATTGTATGTGCCAACGGTTTTTTGGGCTTCTTCTACGTTTTGGTTGATTGCTCTTGTATAGCGTTCTGTGCGCGCGCAAATGGATTCTACACGGCCGCTTGCGGTATCTGCTGCTTCTCCAATTGCGCGAATACCACCAGAATACGAGGCAAGCGCAGTAGTAGAAGAAATAGCGTTTTTAAAGTCACTCGTGGCTTTCACCATCTTTTGGCTTTCTTGCCATGAGTTCCACATGTTAGTGACAATAGGCGTGAGCGCTGCCACCGCTACAGAAATCGCAAGAATAATCGGGTGAGCTGTAGATAACGCCATAATTGCAGTTTTAAGCCCCTTCACTGCATTAATTACCGCATCAACAATTATAGGTGCGCCAAGTAATAGACCAAAAGATGCAGCACCTGCAGCGATAGATTGAGCCAGCGTTGAAAAAACCGGCGCAACAAATTTAACCACATCTGCAATTCCGCGAAATGTAAAATCAACAGCAGCTTTAAGAGAATTTAAAAAGCCTGCTATGTTCTTTTGCCCGATTGCGTCCATGATAGAAGTAAGGCCTTTGGTAAAGGCGTTACTTAAGTTAGACATCGAAGTGTTAATACCACCAGTTGCTTCTGCTGCCTGAGCTTGAAAGGACGTAAGCGAACCGCCGCCATTTTTATCCAGCTTAACCATTGCATGCAGCAACTGATCCATAGAGATCGTAGCCTTTTTACCACCACCGCCAAGAGCCTCATATAAATCATTAGCTGTTGCGTTTGCGCCAAGCATGGATTTCGCGAGTTGGTCAATCTGTCCCGGCATTGCCTGCATAAGACTTTTCCAGTCTTGCATATCAGGCTTGCCTTTAGAGAGCATCTGCCTAAACTGCTCCATAGCAGCATTACAAATCATTTGGTTAGAGCCACTTGCAAGCAGCATATCATTTAAGGCAAGACCCGCGTCGGTTGCCAAGTCAAGGTCTTTAGTAATAACCGCAATACCTTTCACGGTGTTTGTCATATCGTCTAGGCGTGTGGGCAATGTTTGTAAGCGGTCACTCATCTTATTAATTGAGCTAGATGCCTCTTGAGATGAGAAACCAAGTGATTGCATAACACGAGGATAATTTTTAAGCGTATCAAGACGATTTACTGCGCTGCCGACATGCTCTTGCAACACATCCATTGCACGTTGGGCTATGCTGCTAAATGCTCCCATTGCAGCGCCCATCACAAGTGTTGAGCTTTTTACTGCGCTTTCGCCGCGTTTAATGCCTCTGCTTATGTTCGACCCGATTTTTTCGCCAACTGAGGTGCCGGCGTTACTGCCTGCAGCACTAAGCGCATCATCAATGGAGGCTTTTAGACTTTTAAATTTTGGAATAATAGTTAGATACGCGGAACCCACTTCTGCCATTACATAGCCTCCCATCTGGTATTTTCTATGATTTCTCTAACGTTTTTCTTAGTGTATTTATGCGTGTTGTTTACGTCTTGTTTGTCCTTATCCCACGGACGAGGAACTCTAAACGAGTCTTTTGTGCTGTTAGTTGCATAAAGCGTAATAAGGCGCTCAAGAGAATCTACAACACGCGCAGTAAGTTCTTCTTGTGTTGTCCACATAAAAGCCTTGCTAGAGCTCATACGATATCGCGAGCCTTGTCCTAAAAGAGAAATAAGGTTTATTGCTTCTTCAGTCTCAACATCTTCATAAGCAACATGGAAAATTGCTCGAAAATCGTATTGAAGAAGAGGAACGCGCCCGCGCTCAAGCTTAGCAAGGACTAGAAGTTTTTTAGTTTGTCGCTTCTGAAAATGGTTGAAATAGCAAGGCCTAAGGCGTCGGTGTCTATTGTCCCGTCCTCATCTGTTACACGCTCAACAAGGCGCGCGTACTGCTTATCACCAAGAATCATCTTGGCAACTTTTTCATAATCTGCATCAGTTTTACAGGTGTTTACTTTGTCAGTAATGCGCTTGTCATGCAACCTCTTAATATGGATTGCAAATATTGTACCCAACACCGAAACTTCTGCGACTCTTTCGCGTGACTCGGAAATGAGCTTAATCTTTGCAGCTTTTGTTTTTGCACCCGTTGCGTCAATCCCAAGAACAACCGCATAATCGTCTAGCTCTTGTACGCTCATCTCGCTTAAATATTCAGCTTTCATATATGCTCCTATGCTTAGAAAAAGCATGAGCGCCTATAAGACGCCCATGCATGCTCCAACGTGTGGTAAAGGCTTATCCAAGGTGGCTTTCTGTCACAGTAGTTACCACGTCCGCACGTTTAGCGCGATAAATTTGGATATAAGGTGAGCCGTCTGTTGAGTCAAGTGCTGTAAACGTAAAGCCAACAACTTTTGCATTGCCGGGCTTGTTTTCGATTGTGTCGAAACCAGAAACAGCAGCGCGCTTAATTACGTAGCGAACAAGGCAACCTGATGTTTCTTCCAAAAAGTCTGCGACTAAAGGAACAACCATAATCTTGCCGCTATCGGCTCTAACATTGATAGATTTGAAAGAGCCGTCTTCCATCTCTTCTACTGAATCTTTGCCGTAGCGAAGTTTGTTAACAAGTGCGCGGTCAGACTCAAGGAAAGCTGCCTTAAACGTAAACTCAGTAGTGCCGCCAAGCGCAATAAAGTTTACTTGATGACCACCTTTTTTGAATTTAGCTTCAGACTTTTTAGACTCAGGTAAGCCGATTTCATCAGGCTCACCAAGAGACTCCCACCCTGCAAGATCAGACATTTTTTGTGTTGCAGATGTTGGGAAAACAGGCGCGTCAGAGAGATTAGTATATATACACGCACCTTCTGCAAATTTAACTGCAGTACCAAAATTAGGGTTAATACCAACTGATTTACCCATATTTTACTTCCTTTCTAACTTATTTTGTAAAACATTGCTAATGATTACGGTATAGTTTGCATACCACCTAGGTTTGTTATCACCTAGAACATCCAAGTCTTCACGAAACGAAATCTCTTCAACGTGAACTACTCCCGGAATTGACACGAGATTAAACATGAGTCCTTGAACTCGGTGCGCTAATTCAAACGTTTGCGCAAGCGTTTCAGCCCATATGTATAGCTCAATGCCAACATGCTCTGTGCTTGAGTTAATTCGATGCCCACCTGAATACGTATAGATAATGAACCGCGGAGGGCGTTTTGCAGGAACTGCTAAACCAACAGGAACACCTAAACCTTGAGATAGTTGTGAATGAACCGCACTTAATATGTTCATAGGCCGTATCTCCTATCCCTGATGCAGCGAGTTCTCAAGCGTTTTGTTTTTGAGCTCATCGAGCCTACCCACACGAGAAGCGGTGAATACGCGGGCTACATTGGTATGGCGAGTCTCGTCAACGCTTGCCCGGTAAGCGGGCACCTCTAAGTTTTTTACTACTCTTTGGTTTGCATTAGCGCAACCAGCGATTTTGTCACCTGCTGCTTGTAAGGCTGATGAGACACCACCGCCTTTTAAGATTTCTCTAATCCCGCTCATATTAAGGGTAACCTCAGAAAACTCACCCATCGTGCTTACCCACCTCGCAAATCATGTCCCACAGCGTAGGGCAAGGCCTTGTGTGTTGTGGCGCGCCCACTACGATATATGCTGCATCTACATCTGTTTCGCTCATACCACGAGACGGAAGCGCAATTCTGCAGTGCTCAAGGCTTCGTGCATACGTCTTTGGAAACGCAAGACGAAAACGAATTCTTATGCCGTCTGGCATCAGCGCGTTCTTCTCGTCTTCTGGCGTTTGGGGACGTACAACAACACCTGAAACTTTTTCTGGAGTCCACTTAAGAACCCTCTCTCCAAGCTCATTAACCGCGCTATCGTCTCGGTGAAATACAACCACGCTTTCGGTAAACATGCTAACCTCCAAAGTAGCCAAAGCTCGCTTGTTGGCCCTTATGCAAGAGCTTTTTGAGCGCACGAAGCGTGCTCCGGTCGAAGTAAGCAGCGCCTGAGGGGTTAGCAAGCGTGATATTTGACTGAAAACCATTAACAGAAAAACCTGCTTGCTTTACGCCGCTGATCTGTCCAAGACCTTCAAGAGCTGTTTGCGCAAGTGCTTTTTTCACAGCGTCAGTAACCAAAAGACGCGCTAAGGTAAGCGCGTCCTCTGGTAGTGTTTCATCTGCTGCAATTGCGCACAGTGCGCGGAGCTTGCTTGATTGCTGTTTGAGCATAGCGTCTACGCGTTGCGCATCAGACACCTTATCCCCAGAATCTAAGCGGTACTCTTCAACTGTTGCGTATTGCATGTGTGGTACCTGCTTTACTCTTTCTTAGCTGCTGCTTTAGCGTTGATCGTACCTTTAACGATGTAATCGGTTACCTCAGGTACAAACATGCAGCCAAGAAGCGCATGTGTTTGGACGGAAACATTTTCATGCTTTGCGTCGTGTGCAACACCTAAAAGACCATCTGTATCAGCGACATAGTCAAGGCCAGCACGAGAGAGCTCGGCTAGGTCTACACCGTAGATTTTGATGTTCTCCTTAGGAGTAACAATAACCTGACCTTTTTGTACCTTATTGGTGATAAATACGTTTTGAGCACCAAGGAAATCAGTCAAGTAAGTAAGACCAAACATGTTTTGCATAGTGACTTCTGCACTTGCGAGGTACTCAGCCGCGTCTTGGCGAGAGATGAAGTGGACAAAACCATCGGAAGCATCGTTGTTATCCTCAAGTTTGTCATAGAGCGCTGCGTCAGCTAAGGCAATACCACCTTGGAGACCGTCACCTTTAGCGGTACCGGTACCGTTTGCAAGAGCTGCAAAGAACGAGCTAATAACCTTTGAGCGCAGGTTTGAAAGCATCTTACGGTCGGTATCAAGAACCGCCTTCTCAACGCCTGCTTTAAGAATTGCAGCAGCAGATGTTGCTTTACGGTAAGGCTTAAGGGTAAGCTCACCAAAAGGCACCTTTTTAAGTGTGTACTTAGAAAGGGCAACCGTATCGCCTTCTACGTAAGCGTCTCCCGAAGATGCATCTCCTGTAGCGGCATCGTTTAATTTGCCTTCAACCTTAAATTGGTTGATAGCTGCGCCTGCAGGACGAGTCTCTACGCTAAAAGCGCCTAAAAGCTCTGCTAAACGGTCATATTCTCCACGGAAGTTCTCAATCATTTCAATAGAAAGAGACTCTGCCATGTCCTGAGATAAAGTAGTGTTAGTTACAACTGCCATAATAAAAACTCCTAGTCTTCTCTGTAAAGGTCAAGGTGTTGCGAGCGCATCCGTACACGCGCAACGCGATCCTTTGTATTGGTAATATCTTCACGGCTAATCATCTTTGCAGACGATGCACCGCCTTTGTCCTTGGGATATACCACGGGCTTATGTTGACTCCATGCAAGCAACGCATCCGCGCACGATTGCATTTCTTCTTCAGTAGAACCTGTGAGCAAGTGGGCGGGCACTCCTTTTTCTTGCGAAACCTTTTGGGCTAACTTCGCGTGTTGTGCTTGCTCCTTTAGCTGGTTGTTTTCTTTTTGAAGAAGTGAGAGACGCTCTTGTAGCTTTTCTTCACTCGTTTTTTGAGCTTCTTCTATCTCATCAAGCTTTGCAGCCTTTTCTTTGAGCGAGTCATAGTCTGCGTACTTAGATTTTGTTTCTCGTCTGAGCTTACCCATGAGCTCGTTTACTTCTTCTTGAGTAAAGCTTTTTTGCTGCCCTTGTTGTTGGGTATCTTGCTCAGAGCT